TCACGTTCGCTCATTGGTGACGACTCCGTGCTGCTCCTACGATCCATGCCCTTGTTCATGAATTTGAAGGCCAGCACCATCGGCAGTTCAAAGTACATCCACTGAATGATCGCTGGCTGAATGTAGGTCTGCATCAGCGTGGTGTTGTTCGCCGACAAAGTTCCGGCAATGACCTGCGTCACGAGTTCCGCGTAAAGCGCCGATCCCACCGCTGGCTGGATGTGCATCTCTTGCACCTTGACGATGGTGGGACGTATCTGCGTGTAGCTGATGTTCTCGGTTATTACGCTGTTTTCGAGTAGCGTGTTCTCGCTTATGAATAGTGCCTTGCTCATTCGACGATTCTTTCAACTTGTGTACCTTTTTTGATTACCAACTGTTGCACCCACATGTGCCTGCAGCCTGGCCTGTGCCTGCCATCTTCAAGCGTCAGCCATCCGCCTCTGCGTTCCCAGACGCTGTACCCCATCAACGCCGTCAGCTGGTTAATGTCGTCGCGCGTGTACAGTCGTGCGCTGGACAAGTCCATCATGACTTGGCAGAACCTGCGGCTCTTGTCGTAACCGTCAGCCTTACTTAATCCCCGATATTCTGGCCGCCAGTCGTACCGGTAGCGCACCTCGACAATCGGCTCTGGCACTTTCTCCTCCCTCGTCGCCTCACCGATGCCGCGTTTCAACGGATACTTGTTGATTTGCAATAGGTATTGGATGCGTTTGCGGATTCGCGCCTTGCTGACGCCGAACTCCCTGGCCATTTCTTCTACCGTGGCATCCTCGCGCTTGCGCCTATATTTTACGATTTTGTCATCCAGCGCCTTGTCTTCATCGGAAACTGCAAATTGCATGAAGAACTCCGCCTCGCCGTATTCGTTAAAATCAAGCTCGCGTTCTTGCAGTACCTCAAAGCTGTCACGCGCTTCACCGAACTGCTGGCCGACTTGCGCAAGGAACTCCAACTCATCAGCTTCATCGGTGAACGCCTGCTCCTTTACGCCCAGTAGCTGGTCAACCTGTTCGGCGTTGAGGCCGAAGCCAGCGGTCAGCATCGTGCGCGCCTGTTCGAGCGTGACCTTTCCCTGCGAATAGTGGCGAACAATACGCATCAGGTTTTGGTACTGCCTACCTGAAAGCGTCTTAATAGCCTCATTAACGCCAGCGCTGGCCTCTACGACAGTTTCGCCCGCATCAGGTGTTGGCGTGCCATTCGCCTCTGCAAGCGGCTCATAGCCTGCCTTTTCGCGTAATTCGTCCTGCGTCAAAATCTGAAGCATAGCCGCCTCCGACAGCTGCTCGGTGATTGGATCGAAAGGTTGCAAGTACAGGCACTCATAGCCGTTGAATGACGTTAGGTAGTTGATCATGCGTTCAACAATTAGAACGCGGTTCATGATGTAGGTGTTCTTAAACAGCTCAAACGCCTCTGCCAATTCCTTGCGGCCGCCAAGCTGCCCCTCTGTGCGAATGCCGAAAAGCATAGGTGAGGTGACGTTGTGCGCAACAAATATTTCTTCCTGTATCTGCTTGTTCAGCAAGTCAAACTGCTTGTCAAGGTCGCTTGGTGTGAGCGACTGAATGCTCGGCGCGTTTTCCTTGCCGGTGCTAAAGGTAAGTACGAAGCGCCCTGCGTTGTTTGCGCCGCTGAACTTGTTGCGCATCTGCCTTTCAATCTCCTGCTTTTCTTCGTCGGTAGGGATGCCATCGGCGAAGTTGATCATCTGCCCACCCCAAAACTGATTGCGGATGTTGCTGATGTGAAATTTAGCGATCTCAACGTCGCACTCGATGTAAGCCAGTGCGCCCTGGTAGTTCGGCAGTGGGTAGTGCTTGACGCCAGCCGCATAGTGGCGGTAATAAAACAGCTGTTTGCCGACGCGGTTATTCGGGTCGAACTTGGGCATGCGCTCAACTTCCGCGCCCTTCGGGTACTGGCGGATCATACGCTCGTCGTACCAATCGGCAATCAGAAACATCGTATCATCCAGCGACACGCGCACCTTTTCAAACGGCACATGTTCAATGAAGGCGATGCCGCCACCCCTGTTCCACGTCACCGCAAGCGCGAAGCCGTTGAACAGTTCGAGATCCAAGACGAACTTTTGCGTCAAGTCGTTGAGGTCATCGTCTTCGTTGACGTCAGCCATGAACGCCTCCGCCTTTGCCTGTTGCGCGACGGTGGTCTTATCCGCATCCACTGCCCAGCCTTTGCCGGAGATGTAGTTGCACTTGCCGTTGACGATTGCGTTGTGCTTCGCGCTTTTCTTGTATATGTCGAGCAAATAATACGGGTAGTCGTTCATCTCCCCGAAGGTATACAGGTCGTTAGCCTTGCTTTGCAGCATCAAAGGGTAGCGATAGTCCGCCTGTGGGATGAAGCTAAAATTCAGTTTAGTCATAAGAAACGTAGTCGATCGTGTTTGTTGTACTCGTGAAACTGCCCTCCGTCGTTTCAATCATCGCCAATCCTGTTTCAAGGACACGCGGATTCGTCGTAGGTAGCAGGAAGCGACGCATAGCACGCGTATAGCGGTTGGAGGTGTTGCCTTTGCTGTGCGTGCCTTGGTTGCCGTTATTCATGTCAACCGTGAACGCCTGCGTCGCTGATGCCTGCGTCGATGACCAATAGGTGTGGTTTGCGAAGCTGCCAAGACCATCGCTGGCTAACTCCGTCCACATCATTCCTAACTCCTCCAGGGACGGCAGAAACCAGTCGCTAAAGTTGTTCAGCACCAAGTCATTGGCAAGCCTCGCGGCTATGCCTGCTGTTGCGCAACCTGCAACAATTGATGCTGTGTTGACAATGCCTTGACCAATTGCTTCGGGTGTTAGCCCTTCGGGTATCAGCGTCCCTTGACACCCCCACTCTGCGTTGCTCGACTGATTCACTGCCGCGGAGATGTAGGCATAGCCGCCATCGGTAAACGTGTATAGTCCGCCTTGCACGAAGTCACCAGCAGCGTAGGTTGTCGGGTTCTCCGTGACCTCGTACCGATATTGCCCTTTCTCCAGTGCGCCCAAGGTGAAGGCGAATTTGTCGTAGCGACTTTCGTAGGACGACAGGTTGTCAATCGCGTTGAGGTAGATGTCAGTGGCTTCCAGCGTCGCCAAGTTCGTCAGCCGCAAGCGGTAGACCGTCGCGCTGTTCGCGCGCTCCGTCCACGTCACCGCTATCGTGTTGCTCTGGCTCGCCTTGAGGTATAGCATGAAGTTCTTTTATTGAAATATCCCTCGCCACGTTTTTGTACAAATTGAACCTGCGTCTGGTGATTTCATCAATGTCAAATCGCTTCTGCATCTTCGCCGTCAGCCTGTCCGCCATCTCACGCGCCATCGCTGGCTCGTTGATCATAGCCTTCATCGACTTGTACCACTTCTTCGGTTGCTTTTCGTCCACAAGCACGCCATCCCAGCCGTCGGTGATGCAGTCGGCATACATGCAGACGTTGCTGGCGATGATCGCCTTGTTCATCCATGCGGCCTCGGTGATCTTCAACTCCGACTTGAGCCTGTTGAACTTATTGTCGCGAAGCGGCGCAAGCGCAACGTCAATGAAGTTGTAGCCGCCAACGTAGCTGTAAATATCCGCCGCCTGTATGCGTCCGTAGTTGTTGTTCTTGCCCTTATTGCTGAACACCTGCTCATACTGCTGATATATCGGGTTGCCCTCATTCCACCCGGCAAGGTACAGCATATATCGATTTTCCAGCGTGTGATCATCGCAGAGGCGCGACAGTGGCAGTTCCAGCAATGCCACGTCCTCGGTGTGCTGCGCTGCGCCAAAGTAGCCGAAGCGTAGGCGCTCGCTCTTGGTAGGTTGCGGTTTGAATTGGTCGTAAAGTAGGTGCGGCACGTTCTCGCAGATTGTCACGTTGCGGTTGAGCTTGACGATTTCATCGCGGAGGTACGTCGTAGTCGTGATGACCGCATCCGCAAGCTTGACGTGTTCGGCGACAATCGCAGACATGTTCGTGTCGTGGTAGTGCTTGTAGAAACTGTGGCCAGTGCCAAGATGCCAATAGTCATCCATGTCAAGAATGATCTTCGCGCCGTACTGGCGCAGAATGTCAGCGACAGGCTTGACCGCATCCAACGGTCCTGCGATCCAAGTGCGGTTGTACAGGAATACGTCAATTGTCCGCAACTCCTCGTCTGTCATCGTGCGCACGTCAGCGATGCTCACGAACTCGGCCTCGCTGCCGAACATCTCATGGACGCGACTGCTTGGCATCTCCAAGCGGTAATAGCTGCACCCTGTCGGATGCTGATTATAGACGATACATACACGCATACAACAAAGTTAGCCCAAAAAAAAGAACCCTGCGCCACCATACGCAGGGTTCTCCAACCAACCAAAATGCACGCTAATATACGCTACGAACCGCCAGTGATCTGCGTTCCACTGGTCAAAGCTGTAATTATTGACGATGACACCTCGCTGCATGGCAACTCCTCCATGCCCGTAAACGTCATCTCATAGCCATTGCGGTCACCCATAGCCGTTCCTGTTTGCGCAGTTCCAGCGGTAACATCCAATCCATTTGAGCGACCAAGCAGCCAGTATTTGCCATTTCTATCGGTGACAATAGCCATAAGCCTATTCAACCCAACCAGTCGCAGTTCATTGCGCACTGCTTGCGTCATGCGGTTAATCGGGAACACCAACTCTTGTGTGTAGAAAATCGTGCCATTCTCCGTTGACGCGTTGACAGTTTCGGTAAACTGACCAGCGCCCTTCGGTACTTCGTACTTGTAAAATCCTGATGCAGGGAACGTACCAGTGACAACGCCAGAAGCGTCCACTGCAATAGTGCCAGTGACGCTGTTGAAGGCGATGAGGCGTACCTCCGTGATGCCGCCTACATTGTCGCGGCATCCTAATTTATATCCAGTGGTTAAAGCGCAAGGCATATCTATATCGTTTAGTTATTGACAAAATAAAAGAAGCGGGGAAGGTTGCCCCTCCCCACGTCATCAGCCTGCAGGTGTAGTCGCGTTCGACGCTTTATACAACACCATCTGCTCCGGGAAGGCGAACTGCACGCCGTACTTAAACGCGGCTTGGAAGCGCACTTGGTCATTGTCGTAGGATGCCCAGATGCGGAATTGATCTTCGTCGGAGAGCAAGTCTGTGCCGTAGTACAGGTTCTCAAGCGAAGTAGCAACGATCCTGCGCGTGTTGTTCATACCGTTGACTGCAACGATCTTGAGGTTCGTGCCGGGGTAGAACATCTCACCACCACCAAGCTGTCCGAGGTCGCCTTGGAATAGGTTTTCGCTGACCAGCTTATTAGCCAACAAGCGATACACGTCCCAGCCGCAAAAGGCAACAAGGTCAGGCTTGCTCACGATTGCGACGGGGATGTTTTGGTAAACGTTCTCAAACGCTGAAACGATAGTCGCGTCGCTAAATGCAGCACCGGCCAAGGATGACACAATAGAGGCTGATGCCGTAGTCTTCTCCATCAGGTGCAAAAGGCCTACGGTCTTGTTCAAAGTCGCGTCACCGCTTATTGATGCAGACGAGCCTGTCCATCCTGATG